TTAACTTACTGATTTTAATAATCCTCCCGTACTGTTCTCGTGGCTATGGGGCATCAATGGGGCAAAATCTGCCAGCTTCTGATTCAGCATTGCGATCTGCTCTGCGCTGCTGTCAGCCATCCATGCACCGTAAACATTGAACACCATCTGCGCGCTCGCATGCCCCATCTGACTGGCAATAAAACTCGGGTTTGCACCAGCAGATAATGACCAGCACGCATAGGTATGTCGTGACTGGTACGCCTTTCTGTGTCTGATCCCCGCGCGCTTTAGTGCCGCTTCCCAAGAGTCGCCTACTGAATCGACCCGGTAGATAAATCCGACCTGCTTACTGCGTCTGACCACATGCGGGTTAAAGACGAATGTACACTCATGGTTCACCGAACGGCCATACTCACGTAACTGAACTTCAATGTGATGTTGCCTGCCCAGCCTTGTCATTTCAGCCTGATTTTTCAGGATACTGATTGCGGGCTTGATAAGATGCACCACTCGATCTGTGCTTGCCTCGGTTTTCGGTAGAGTGAACTCACCAAGTTTCGTATAATTACGCCTGACGGTAATTGTTCCCGCCTTCAGGTCGATATCTTCCCAGGCCAGGGAGACCAGTTCCCCGTGACGCATTCCTGTGTACACTGCTAATGACCACAGGTTTTTCGTCTGCTGATGCCGGCATGCATCTATCAGGCGAATAAATTCATCACGAGACAGAGGATCTGGTTCTGCCCTGGCTTTTTTAAGAGGCTTAATTCCCTCGAATGGGTTCACCTCTAAATAACCGTGATCCGCAGCAAACTGAAACATTCCGGCCATTGTCGTCATGTAATAGTTCACAGTAACAACACTTCGCCCTTTTGCCGGGATTTTGTTTTTCGTCGGATTCTGGTAACCAGTTAGCAAATCTTTCCTGAGATACAGCAATTCCTCTTTGGTTACTGCTGACACCAGGCGATTACCTCCGATCCTCGGCACCATATTCCTTGCGACAGACTCATAGCGATTGAATGCGTTCGCGCAGATTTCCATCCGTTTCAGATCCAGCCATTTTTCTTCAAGTTCTTTCACTGTAATGTCTTTTTTACTTACACCAAAAGCCTTGAGGTTAGGGGAGTCAGGAAACTGGGTTGCATAATCAAAGGTTCCTGTGCGGATGGCAAAACATACTGATGTCCGCAGTTCCCCGGCTATCTTCCTGTTCTTAGCGGTGTCAGGGACACCGAGACTTTCCCTGACACGCTTACCTTTAAAATTAAACCAGATGCGTAATGTGCCACCGTGGTTTTCGACGCCTGTTGGATATGTAACTTTATCCATTGGTGTTACCTCCAGACGCCCAAGAGCGATACGAGCTTACCTTTTTCATGGCATCAAATCACCCTGGCTGCTTGCATTTCATTGAAGCGACCCAGGCATCTACAGCCTTTCTGTTATACATGCACTCACTGGAAGGTTTAGGATTTCCGTCAGGCGAGACGTGGATATATTCCCTCCCAACCATCCAGCATTCTTTTCTGGCACGGAGGATGGTTCCGGGTTTGAGCCCGGTAACCGCGATCAGAACGCTTTCACAAACCCAATCGTTGGGAGCTAACTGGAAAATATTGCTCATGGTTATTTATCCATTACCCTGGCTGCACCCAGGGGAATTACAGATCGCTGCTGGTGGCCGGAATCAACTTATTCCAGATCGCGGACACGTATTTTGCCTGATGTCGCGCATCGGCCAGTGCGTTATGTGCAACCCCATCGAATGGCATATCTCGCTTAGGATCGAAACCCACAACTCTGCCTAATGTGACGATGGTTCTGACGTCGTGATCGTTCCAAAATTGCCACGGGCAAACCTGGCCGGCGCGCTCATATGCGCCGCGCAATATAACGTTGTCGAAAGTAGCTCCATTGCCCCAAACTTTTAAATATTTCGGGTTATCAGAATGTCGGTTAATGAAATGGCTCAGTTCAGATAGGGCAGACGATATCGGCATCGCATCATCAACACAGATTGCTGATCGTGCTTCTGAGCTTTGTCTTAACCACCACAGAATAGTGTCACCATCCGGCACAGCCCCCTGCTCCATAGCGCTTTCAAGGTTAACGGCGGTGTAAAACTCCTGACCCAATTCACCGCTTTGCGGATTGAAGAACACGGCACCAATGGAGACGATAGGGGCATTCGGTTTTTTGCCCATGGATTCAAGGTCGATCATTAAGTTGTTCACGTTAAATATTCTCCTGTTTTGGTGCTGCTTTAAGCATTGCGGCGCGGCAGGCGTTCCATCCACTGACTTCAGCGATTGCAGCTACAGCGTCTATCGCATGCATTTTCGACGCTTCTGGCATCGGCTTTTCATCCGGCACTACTGGCGCTGGCTGCGGGGCGGCCCAGAGCTTATTGACGCCATCCGGCAGATTATTAAAATCAAACGTACTGCCCGGAATCCTGCCAGCCTGAATCCAGTCGTCTCCGTCAACCTCGATGAAAAATACTGGCTCTGCGTTCCTCGATGCTAGCACCTCATCAATCACATTTAACATATCAGCGAGAATGTAAGCTCTGTTCCCGCCGTTTGAGTACTGGGTATCATGCTGCAGGTGTTCGCGTATCTGGTGCAGGCGATCGAGTGATACAGGACCGTGCGCCGGGTGGTTGTTAGTTGTCATGGGTTAGTCCTCGAAGATTTCTGATTCCATCAGCAATATCCACTAACGTTTCTGAATAATCGCGCTGTGCGTCATTACCAAACTCAAACGACCCAGTATCTGTGTCATACCATCCGTGTTCGCTGTCGTAGGCTTCTCGTTGCTTATCAACCCAATTGGCAGCAGCAGATAAACCATCAAAAAATGATTCCCCAACTGGCATGAACGACAGGTCAGCGAAGAACCCACCGAAACCAAAGCTGATGGAATACACCATCCTACCGTGTGGTTTTATGCTTGGGCTTGTGACATCGTTCATTGCAAAACTTGAGGTAAATTCGTCCACCACAACCTGCGGCGCTGACGGCTTATCGGTCCAAGGAATACAAATCAGGTCGAAGTCTCGTGCCATTGTTCCGTGTATTGCCATTGCATAGCCGTGTTTTCGTGATATCTCAGCCAGCTCTGGATAAAGCGAACAATAAACCGGGGCCAAATTTGCTGGTTTCATCTCACTCCCCCTTCACGCCAATGCCAGCGGCGCGGAGTGCTTCTATGAAAATATCAAGCCCCTGATTAAATCCGATAGCCTCATAAAACTGTTTTGTGTGCATGTCCGGTGAATTGCGATATTGGGGCAGCATCACTGTCCGCGCCTCCAGTTCTGCTATGCGCTTCTCTGCGGCTTCCTTTTCCACGCGCAACCGACCAACCGTAAGCATCAGGTCTTGATTCTCTTCGTCGCGTTCTTTTGCGTAACTCTGCGCGGCTTCCAGCTCATCCAGCTCATCCAGCAGCGCCAGCACGGTGCCAGGGTTAGCGGCCTGTGAAAATTCTCTGTTGGCCCGAGCGTCTGGCCCCTCAAAGTGCGCGATTATGAAGTTGCCGTTGGCCTGGTCTTCAGCACTGCAAATTGCCTCCCAACCATCGCCAGACTCTTTAATCCATTCACCTGCGCTGGCTGACCGCGCCTTACTGCGCAGCGCCTGTTTGTTGAGTGCTTTCATTGGGCTGCTCCCTGTCTGGCGCTATTCAATAGCTGGTTAAACATCATGGTTAGGCTGTTACTGCACCCAAACGGCATATCGTTAACACGGTATGTTGGAATGCCCTTGCGAACACCAGACTTCACGATCCGACCGGTGCCATAGAGTTGCGATAATGCGCCAGCGATCGAAGCTGTCTTTTTGTTTAAACCCTTAGCTATTTCAGCGCTGGTGGCGTTGGGGTGAGCCTGGAGATATTCAAATACGGTCATGGCGTTTTACCTTTACGTTCCTGTTCCAGTTGCACCAGAGACTCTTTTAATGCTGCGAACGTAGCTTCTAGTCTGGTGGCGACTTCGCGCATAAGCGGTGCATGCTTTGGTGGCAGTTCAGCAACGGAGGCAAAAGCCTCCGCTACGAGTTCTTTTACCTTCATGCGGCGCATTGGCGCAGCTCCACCAGTTCGTTAAAGCGGTTCATGAACAGGCCATAGGCTTGTCCAGGACGGAGGGGGATAACCTGAACGAGATCAGAGCAGGGAATACCTTCGAGAATTTCCCACTTCGAACCGTCATCGATTTCCAGATCACGGCGCTCGGTAGCTAACATGGTTAGATCGGCATATTTCACGACGGCAGCTTGTTCAATAGAGATACCGAATTTAAAGCGGATAAGACCATCAATATAAGTTTCCATGCGCTGGTAGTCAGGCAGCAAGGCTTTGAGCGGGGCCGGAATATCCTGGCAATATGCCTCCGCAGCGTCGTGCATCAGCGCTTCAAAGGCGAACTCTGGCGGCACAATCTGGCTTACAAGCACAGAGTGCTGGGCCACGCTGTAGAATTCTGGGAGATGCCCTGCGAATCGACAGATGTTGGAAAGAGCAGTCGCGATATCCTCAACATCGATATCGTCGATTGTGGCGGTCAGGTAGTTAAATTTTTTACCGGATAATGTCTGAATGTAGCTCATGGTTTTCTCCATATTGGCGCGCTGCACCGCGCAGATTTTGGTTGCACGAATCCCTCGCCGGGTGGCGATAATTAATGGAATTACGCTTCAATAAATCCCCGCGGCGCCGGGGATTTAATGCAGAGCAATTAGGCTTTAAAGTTACCGATGAAAGTTTCCACTGATTCACCTTCGAACTTGCTGATCAGCAAATCGCGGAATTCGTTGGCGATCTCTTCTTCCTGGGCTTCAAGTTGGACAATGCGCAGAACAAAGCAGGGTTCTTCGCTGGTCAGCAGGCTGTTACGCAAGCTAAAGCGGCGTTCACCCAGACCTTCATACGGCACACATTTGAACTCGAACGCCACAGGCATTACGTCTTTGCTGCTTGCTTCAACGCTTTGCATCAGCGATTTTTTACCAGCGAAATCACCAGTTTCATGGTCCTGCTGGGTTGCTTGCTGAATAGTGATACGACGCACAGCCTGAGCCGCCTGGGAAATCTGCATCGTATTGCCATCAGCATCAAACGCCAGAAGGTAATCGCTCCAGTCTTCCAGCCATTCGGCGATTTGCTTTTGCTTCAGGCGTTGACCATCGATCTGCAGTAGCGCGCGGAACGGGGCGGTTTTCTTCAGGGTGATTGAAGCAACGTTATCGGCGTGACCGGGATTATCCAGGGTGCCGATGTTGAACACTGAACGGGCGGTCATGTTGTCAGCGTCAATAAAGCAACGAGCTGGCTCACTGTCGCTGGCGTAACCTTTAGAATAACGTGCGAAGTCGTCAATACTGGTTGTGGTCATTGCGCCACGAAAGCGGAAACGCTCCAGAGAAAAGCGCTCGAGGCTTTCAATGCCAGTACCCTCTGGCAGTAATGCGGTCGGGCAAGCCAGGCCATGAATATCATTCAGGTGATAACCTGAAAGAACCAGGTCTTTGACCTGCTTGAAGGTGCCGCTGTCTAACTGAGACATAAAAATTCCTTATTAACTGATGATCAAAGTGGTATCAGTGAGTTTGTTGTTGCGGATCACTGAGCCGCTTTAAGCTTTCCATCCACCGCGCCAGTGATCCCGAACAGCTGGCCCTGATCTTCCTGCAGGATGGTGAGCTTCCCGCCTTTGTTGACCCACATCGGGGTTTCGGTTGTGTCCTCTTCTGAGGCTTTACCACGCGGTGTTGGGGTGCTGTAGTTCAGCTTGTGCTTGATCTTGACGCGCTTCTCTTCAACGGAATTACCCATGCGCTCAAAATCAAATGTGAGGACTACTTTGCCTTTGTTGCCGTTGTTCAGAACGCCAAGCGCGGTGGTGTTAAGTGCTGCCGCGATTTTGTTCATGAACACGCCGGCATCCAGTTCGCCAAGAAAATCTGGCACTACGGTCATGCGGTCATTACTCATGGTTTTACCCTCGTTAAGGCGGCTGCAACCGCCGAACTTTCTCCATACACAACAGAGAAGGGCACCTGCATTGGTCGGCGGCTTGCAGAGACCGCTTTCTTTTTGCCCGGGTGGATTGGGTTATGAGCCCGTCGCCCGGTGATGCCCTTTTCTGTTGTGTGTCGGGCTTCCACCGACTCCTATCTGTTTTTAAAGCCACTCAGATATCGTCTGGGCTTGCTCGTCTTTCCGAGCCGTCAGTGGTCTACTTCCCACCGTCACTGCCGTCGAGGGAGCTGGCATCTCTCCGTTTTCACAGTTGGACGTCTGCCGCTGTTGTCGGTGCTGGTACCGCCACTGTCCAGGACATTTATAAGGACCGTCTCCAAGTGGTAACTCTTCCAGTCCCGGTAAGCACTCTGCGAAATACTTACCGTGACCGGCTGTTATTCCCTGAAAAAGGCTGGCGGTTACCGGACAAGTGGGAAAACACCGGGCCGCCAGAACAGGGAGTTACTTGTTATTGCTTTGGCCTGCTTTTAACCACATCAGGCGCGGTGGTATCTTGGTGTTCTCACACAACCAAGAGGGATGTTTATGGGCGCTTTTGATAACCAGGAAATTACGTTACCCGCATGCCCTAAGTGCGGCGCTAAGACGAAGAAGAAAATCGCTTGGCTCAAGTCGAACAAAAGTTTCACTTGTCGATGTGGAGCCACTATCAATGTCAACAGCAGCCAGCTTACTTCCGAAATCAGGAAGGTTGAGGACAAGCTGAAGAAGCTCTTTAAATAGTTTTTTATCGACTGATATTATTTCGTTATCAGGGGTTGGTTTTTCAGCCTCTGATTTTTTAGTCAGGATCATTTTTTCTACACATGTGACTACGCATTCCGAACAGATAGCAGGTTCGTCCTTACCACCTTTTGCGACGATCTTCATCGCTACCAGTTCGGTTGCTCCACAAAATGAGCATGTGAATAAATGATTCATGTAAACCTCTGCCCCTAACCTTAGTTTTCTGTCAGCGAATCATCCGGTCATTCATACGCCACCGGCGGCTACTTCGTGGGCGTCCTGCCTGTTCGCTGTTTCGTATAGGTACATTATGTACCTTGAGGGTACATTGTCAAGGATAAAAAAACCTGCCGAAGCAGGTTTGTGATGATGGGTTAAGGCTTATGCCTGTGCCGTCGTGGTTTTCCTGAGAAAACAACGGTGCCAATAATCGAGCAATTACCATTGATCCTAATATATGGCTCTGGCCAGTTGGCGTTTAAAGCTTTAAGAAACTTTTCGCCACTATCTTCTATTAATCGTTTAAACGTCGTTTCGCCAGAATCATGCATTAAAGCAATAACATCATCGCCATGAGAAGCTGCAACCTCTGGATCTACAAAAATCATATCGCCAGGACGATACTCATCGATCATTGAATCACCAATGACGCGTAAGATATAAGTCATTGGCCCGCACGGAACGGGACAAGGATATGTTTCTACACTACTCAAATCTACCTCTGCATAACCAGCATCCGTCCATGCTCCGGCTTGCACCCAGGATATAACCGGGACCATCGTAATTGATCTATTAACGTCTGAAACGTCGGGTGATTTAGCAATGTTGGTAGTTTGATGTTCGGTATCTAGCCAACCTTGAGGCAAGTCAAAACATTTTTCGATATGCCTTGCCATAGCGTCACCAATACCTTTGGTGGCACCTTCACCCATAAACCGGCTGGTTTGTGTAGGTTCACGATCGATCATGTTAGCGAAGTAGCTATTACCCCCAACACCATCTCTCAATTTTCGGGCGTTTAATCGCCTGATTTCCTGGATAGTTTTCATCAGCAAATTAAACAATGTGTACCCCTATGGTACAAGTACCTTGTGGGTTCATTTCTTTCGTGTAATATGTACACAGGAGGTACATATTATGAAAGAGTATTGGGACTCTTTAACTAAAGAGCAGCAAGGCGAATTAGCTGGAAGCGTAGGTTCCACGCCTGGCTACCTGCGTTTAGTTTTCAATGGCTACAAAAAGGCAGGTTTTTCCTTGGCTAAAAAGCTGGAGGAAACAACCGCTGGGATTATCAGCAAATCTGATCTTCGTCCTGACATTTACCCTAAACAGTAGCAGACGAGCTGATTTTTATAACCACAGAATTAAGGGGTTAACCGTGGGTAACGAACCTATTTGGAAAGTAGAACGTCAGCCCGCCTGGCTGGTGGTAGCGATTAAAAAGACGATTACCGACCTGCCTGGAGGCTATGCCGAGGCGGCGGAATGGTTGGGGGTAACAGAGAATGCGCTGTTTAACCGCCTTCGTGTGGATGGGGATCAGATCTTCCCTATGGGGTGGGCGATGGTGCTACAGAAAGCTGCTGGTGTTAGCTACATAGCTGATGCGTTTTCTCGTCAAACCGATAACGGGATCCATATCCCGGGCGCGGCACCAGAAACAGAGAACGAAGAGATTGGCTTAAAGCTGGCTGAGCTGGTGGGCAGGCTCGGGGATCTAGTCAACGCATACCGTCGATACATCGATGATGGCGTGGTTGATAAAGGGGAATGGGACAGCCTGAACGAAATAGCTTACCAGTTCCGGGTAACGCTTATGACGTTTTTGAACCTGATTTCACGAGTCTATTGCCTTCCAGAAAAGAGTGACGCCCGCGAGTGTGCAGCTCCGGGCGCCTTGGCGAACAACTCTTCGAGTATGGAGAAATAATCCGCATGAACAGTTTAACGGCTTTTAACCGTCTACCGCAACTAAGGATGATCCCGGTTTCGGGGTACTCCGTTGTTTCGGTATGAACGCAGATTATCAAACCGCTGGGTTCCGTGTAACCACAGTAGGGCGGTTTCAATTGTGGGGGTCTACAACCGGAGGGCAAAACGCCTGTGCGCGAACTTAACCGAAGGTTCAAAGATCACCGCGGAGTGCCAGTCCGTGTTATCCGCTGGGAGCCAGAAACACAGCGCGTTATCTACCTGCGAGATGGCTATCCACACGAATGCTTCAGCCCACTTGAGCAGTTCCGGCGGAAATTCAGGGAAATGAATAAATCGAGTAGTGTAAGCATTGAGAACCACTACCTAAATCAACCTGAAGGAAAAGACCATGACTGAAGCAGATATCGTATTTGATTACAAATTTAACAGCCCATTACATCGTTTAATCATGTTGTTTATCCAAGTAAGCGGAAGCGGTGATGGGGGTAAAGAAAAGCTTATTTCAGATAAGAGATTTACAGACATATGCTGTTGCAGCTCAGCAGATTTTATAAGCGCTATCAATTACCTGACCGAAAACGGCTTTCTTTTGAGGAAAAATTACGGGATGCAGTTAGGTGAGGCTACCAGCGGTTATGTCATTACTGTGCCGGATTGGTTAAGGAAGGAACCATGGGAACATTGATTCAGTTACTTGATCGTCCAATTGCTTACAACCCGGCTTTTGCCAAGCTGAGAGTTGGCAAAGTTAAAGCTGGCCCGGTTGCGGCTGTTTTTCTTTCGCAGATGGTCTACTGGCATAACCGTATGGATGGCGGCTGGATGTATAAGACCCAGGCAGATATTGCCAGCGAGACTGCATTAACCCGTGATGAACAGGAAACGGCTCGCAAACGTCTGATACAGCTTGGCGTTCTGGAAGAAGATCGCCGTGGTGTCCCAGCAACGATGCACTACCGCATTAATCCTGAACGCCTAGAAGCGCTGCTGCTCGAAACTACGCAGTCAGTGAAGAAGGCCGCACCTCAGAACAAAACCAGATTGCGGAACATCCAGAATGTGGAAATGCCGCAATCTGGATTGGTGCAGTCCCGCAAACTAGATTGCGGTGATTCCACAAACAAGGATGTGGAAACCCCGCAAACAAGTATGGGACAACCCAACGAACAAGCCTGCGGGGATCCCACAAACTTTCATACAGGAGATTACACAGAGAATACTCAGGAGAGTACACAGGATAAAAAAACTTCTTGTCCGGTTGCGCAGCAACCCGACCCTGAAGTTGTGATTACCGACCAGGCAAAAAAGGTTTTAACCCATTTGAACCAGACCACCGGATCAAGATTCCAGGTATGCAAAACCTCGCTTGAGCATATCCGCGCCAGGCTGCGAGAAGGTTTTACCCCTGAAGAGATGGTGATGGTCATCGACTACAGCAAAGAAAAATGGGGGGCTGATATCAAGATGGCTGAATATCTCCGCCCAACAACGCTGTTTATCCCGTCAAATTTCCCTGGCTACCTCCAGTCTGCAACTCGCTGGGATTCTGCTGGGCGTCCAGAACGTAAGGATTGGGGAAGGGCACGAAAGCATGACCCAATGAAATTCGGCCCGGTCGATACCAAAATTCCAGAGGGGTTCAGAGGATGACGTTAAACAAATATTGCAAGGCGTTGGCGGCACTACGTAGCCAACCAGCCCACGAATTGAAAGAAGTTGGCGATCAGTGGCGGACACCGGATCTGCTTTTCTGGGGGATCAACGCGCTATTTGGTCCATTAGTTCTGGACTTGTTTGCTGACGCCGACAACGCGAAATGCCCGGCATGGTACACCGCCGAAGATAACGCGCTGACGCAGGACTGGTCTGAACGTCTGGCAGAACTGGGTGGCGCTGGCTATGGCAACCCACCGTATAGCCGTTCGCAGTACCACGAGAAACAGGCGATCACTGGTATGACGCACATCATGAAGTACGCAGCAGCCCAGCGCGAGAAGGGCGGTCGCTATGTATTCCTGATAAAAGCCGCGCCTAGTGAAACGTGGTGGCCGGAAGATGCCGATCACATTGTATTCATTCGCGGGCGCATTGGGTTCGATCTACCTGTGTGGTTTGTACCGGCTGACGAAAAACAGAAGCCCACCAGCGCGTTTTTTGCCGGTGCCATAGCTGTATTCGATAAGTCATGGCGTGGTGAGCGGTTCAGCTATATCAACCGTACAGAACTGGAGGCAAAAGGGCGGGCGTTTATGACTTTGGCGCAATTTGCTGCCAGCAAGTCTCAACCTGCAACTGCCACACCATCTGTAGCTGATAAGCCAGAAGCAGAGTTGCCACTTACCCAGAAAGATATTTTTGATATCAGCGGTGTCGAGGCGTGGGCATGCGTTAGAGCTGCGTTCGGCGATAAAGAAGAATACACATTCAGTGAATCGAAGTTTGGGCATACCTGGGCGGCGGATTCTGTCGAAGCACCGGAATTTACTCAGGTATCACCATTAACGATCGACAAAGCGAAGCTGCTTATTCGTGAGAGTATTTTGTTCGGTGTGGATGAGTGGCTGTTGTCGATTGAATTCGATGACGCTGCTGCGAGCCTGGATATGTCGGAACGTATTCGGACTGTTGCCCTTGAAGCATCTGGTGAATATGGCATGAACAGTACTGATTTCATTGCAGCTATGGGAAGCCTGGATGTTTCCAGTTGGTCCAATATTCGCCAGATCCGCATGCACATCCGTGAGAAAGCTAAACCAGTAGCGGATCCGCTTCCCGAGTCCCGTATCTGGCCGCTGGAGGTTGGAATTGTATTCGACCAGGTAGACGGCGCTGACATGCTGGATGAATCACAGCAGAACAAGCTGAAAGCCAACATCAATCAACTCTGGCTGGAACGAACGGCCACCAGCGAAATTATCACAATTGCGCAAGGTCTTGTCGACAGCATGCAGGGGGTAACTCATGCGTGAAACAGTCTTTTATCGCCCTGCCGGTATAGCGCCTATTTCGGATGTTGTTCAACGTGTTCGTCACTATAGCGGGAAAGTTGAGGTATGTTTCAGGAATTATGACGGAGGCTTTTAATGAGGCTCATACTCCCATTTCCACCCAGCGTGAACACTTACTGGCGCGCTCCTAACAAGGGGCCGCTGGCCGGTCGTCACCTCATTAGCGCTGATGGTCGTAAATACCAAAGCGCTGCCTGCGTGGCGATCATTGAGCAATTACGACGTCTCCCGAAGCCATCGACTGAACTGGCAGCGGTAGAAATCACTCTGTACCCGCCGGATGCGCGCCGCCGGGATATCGATAATTACAACAAAGCCCTGTTTGACGCGCTGACGCATGCGGGTGTCTTGGAAGACGACAGCCAGATTAAGCGCATGCTGGTGGAATGGGGACCGATAGTACCGAAGGGAAAAGTTGAGATAACCATAACGACATATAAAAAAGAGGTGGTTATATGTCCAGCTGTGGGTTGAATATTGGTCGATATGGCAGTAATGTCGCAAAGTGCAAGCGAAAAGGGCGTGCAGGCCCTTCGCAACAATCAGAGTATGGAGAGAATATGAGCAATCATCATGTTATGGGCACTGCTACGCCCAAAAAAGACTCTTATCTTGTTGTTGATGGATGTTTAATCAACTCATTCGAACCAAATCTTTATAGTCTCAATGATATTCATAAGGCTTCAGGTGGGTCTGCGTCCAAAAAACCTGCGTTTTATCTCAGGACGCTAACTGCAAAAAGAATTCTAAATGCTCTCCCTGGTGAACGTTGGGAAAAGTTGCATGTTATTCGCGGTGGAGTCTCACAGGGTACTTTCGCCTCTCAGGAGTTGGTTTTTGCCTATGCCCTCTGGTTGAGCCCTGACTTTTATGTTCGCGTTCTGAGCAATCTCCCTTTTATCAGCGATCTGCGCAACGGGGAGGCAAAATGAGTCAGCTACATCAGATCATCCCGATTACTCAGGGCAATATTGGCAACCACATAACCCCGATGGTCAGCGCTAAAAGGTTACATGCCTTTCTCGGCGTTGGGCGTGATTTCACCACCTGGATTAAAGGGCGTATCAGCCAGTATGGTTTTACTGCTGGCGTGGATTTTACTGTGGTTGAAAATTTGAGCGCCCCCGTTTCGGGGAGCGCAAAATATCGCCAACAAATTGCACATGATTACCTGATCACCATTGATATGGGTAAAGAACTGGCAATGGTGGAGAGAAACGAGAAGGGTCGTCAGGTTCGTCGTTATTTCATCACATGCGAACAACAAGCGAAAATGCGAGTTGGTACACCATCATTACCAAATTTCTCTGATCCGGCACAGGCTGCGAGAGCATGGGCTGATGAATTTGAAGCCAGGCATCGCGCGGAAACAGTTACCCACCAGCAGGCCGAATATATCGAGCATCTCGAGAGTCTCTTCACTGACGGGCTTTCCCCTGTACAGTTCTGTAAGCGTTTGAATGGTGTGAATACCTCCAAGATCAGTGCCTGGCTTGTCTCTGCTAACTGGCTGTACGACGACAATCCCGAAGGCCGCAGTGCACAGTGGCGTGTTCGTTCGTATGCCCGCGACAAATACCTCACCGAGAAAAGCAGTAAAGTATCGCCAAACTCTGCGGTGAGCTTTACTACCTACCAGCCCGTCCTGCTGCGTGAAGGCGCTGTCTGGCTGTACAAAAACTACCTGAAGGGGAAGCTTCCGATGAAGGTCACCTGGAACGGTAGTTTTACCCACGATAAAGATTTAGCAGGGGGTCTCCAGTGAGAGTGACCCCTCCGCACCTTCAGCCAGTATTGTCCAGGGTTAAACGGTTTGTTGAGAAACAACCCGATGGGGCAACTCTTACCCATCTGACACACAAAGTATCAGCATATAGCTCGTTGAGTCGGAAGGATAAAGAAAGCCTGATCGAAATAATCCGCGAAAACAGTCTGCTCTGCGTCACTGATGACGGCAGGACAACAACCCTGCATCACCCTAAGTTTGGTCATAAATCCGTGGCGCCGGTTATTGCGTCGTCGAAGACATTGAAGGAAGCCACTATGAATAAGCCAACCGTGACCCCTGAAGAATTACGCAAGCAGGCTGAAGCCCTCATCCGCGCCGCTGAAGAGGCTGAAAAAAAGGCAGGCGACCGCGCTGAAATCAAAAAACAACTCGATCCTCTGAAGCTTGAAATCACCCAGGCTTATGGGATGGCAAGCCGTAAGTTTGATGAGTTTGTGGATGCTATGGCGGATATGGGGAAGGCCGTACAGAAATTTAAAGATCTGACGGTATAAGGGGTGGGCATTGAGAGCCTTACTTACCCCTGAAATGGTGCCACGCCTTGGCGTGGTGCTGTTCAAGCCAGGACGGGAGTTAATGCACCTGTTTGCATCAGGTCGCGTGCTGGTTGAACGTGAGCCAGAAAACATGGCCCGGCTTCCGTCTGGTCGGATCCCCGATGCACAGCAACCGCTACTGGATGATGCCAGCCTTCACACTTTCTTTACCGATGAACGGGTCATTACTGCTGCTGGTGGTATGTCCGGGCTTGAGTACTGGCTTCGTCAGCGCGTTAAAAAGTGCCAGTACCCTGTTTCTGACTACCATCATGCCGAGCTAACGACACTATGGCATCCGCCTGGCGCGTTGGTGGTGTGCTGGCACTGCGATAACAAATTGCGCGGGCAGTCAACGGAAAGGCTGCAGGCGCTTGCCCTGAGCAATGTTGCCGAATGGATTGTTGATACCGTTCTGGTTGGGCTTGGCTACAACAAAGAGCGCTCCCTGTCTTTAGCCGAGCTTTGCTGGTGGGCTGTTCAGTCAGGTGTCGCTGATGCCGTCACTGAAGGAATGGCGCAACGGGCACTACGGTTGCCAGACGAACCATTGTTATCTGTTTACCGGGAAAGTGACATCGTACCTATGCCGCCGGCCACCAGCATTATGCAGGAAAAAGTCAGGCCGATTGAAACGTTACCAGCTCGGCGGTCAGACAGCCTGGATGTGGAAACCCAAAAGCCAATACTGACGTTAACCGTCGATCCGGAGTCTCCGGAGTCTTTCATGCTCAGGCCAAAGCGACGTCGCTGGATAAATGAGACGTACACCCGCTGGGTTAAAACACAACCCTGTGAGTGTTGCCGACGGCCAGCAGATGATCCGCACCATATCGTAGGGCACGGTATGGGTGGTACAGCAACAAAAGCCCATGACCTCTTCGTGATCCCTCTGTGCAGAGAGTGCCACGACGAGTTACACGCCGACGTACCGGCATTCGAGCAGAAGCATGGTACGCAGCTTGAGCTGCTACTGCGTTTTATGGATCGGGCGCTGGCGATCGGCGTAATTGCGAAAGCTTAAGTGTATGGAGCGCAAAGAAGCATGAATCAACAAGATCTGAATTTTGTAAGAATAGAATTGCGCCGCGCGCTACCTGACCTCTCTGGGGGAACAAAAGGGCAGCTTGAGGCTTTCAGTGAACACCCACCAGCAGACAAAAATGCCACCCCGCGCCGTGGAATTCATCTCGTCGAACTCGAAGGAGAGAAGGGGCCACGTTTTGTTAACTCGCTTTCCGCGCCACTGTATGTACTGGAAACACGCAGCCGCCGCAGGCCAATGCCGCCGATAAAAGATGCGGAATTTGAGTCCGCGCCGTGGCGCAGGGCTGTGTCCGCGCTTAGCGGATACCAGCAGGCCTGGTTGCGGTACTGCTACGGTTTTGACCTTAGCTATAAGCACCAGGTGATGATGTGTGAATACGTCTGGAAAACTTATCAGAAATGCCTGGGTGATAATTCCCTTCAGGAGCGCGTAGTAAAGAAACTGATAGGTCTGGTATGGCTGGCAGGGCAGGAAATTGCCGCAACCCGAAACAATGAAACCTATAAAGACTACGCTGGTGCGGCACTGGCCCGTATGGTTAGCGTTGACCGTTCAACGTGGTTGCGTGTCTATTCAGGGCACTGGGCTGGGTTAAAGGCTGCTTTTACCCAGCTTGATGAATCTGCGTTGGCAATGGCTCTTGAATACTATGAGGAAGAAGAAGCCCTCAAAGTGGCAGAAATGTGAAGTAAATTTCACTATCTCCTTCAAACGCGCTTGCAAAATGCAACAAAATAAGCCATATTTGAATCATATTTGATATGTTGCCAAAGTTTTATAAACCCGCCAGTGAGCGGGTTTTTTTGTATCCGCATTTCCTGCGCACCGCCCGCGCATCCATCACGTCGAACCAATCCATTTGAAATGAGCCTTTGAGGAAGTCGGTTAGCGCTGGCGAGCCTCGACGGGCTGATTTCCTGTGCGGCAAAGGTTCATCTCAAAGTAAGGTAAACGCCATGCAATTAGTTGAAATTAAAAAACTCGACCTTGTAACCAGCACTGTCGCTATTGCTGACGGGGTTGGGCGTGATCATGACACCGTCATTAAGTTAGTGGACCGTAACAAGGCTGATCTTGAAGAATTTGGAAGGGTCGGATTTGAAATCCGAACCATTCAAACTGACGGTGGTCTTCAAAAGCGTCGAGTGGCGCTACTGAATGAACAGCAAACCACTCTACTGATCACCTACATGCGTAATAACGATGTTGTCCGCAAGTTCAAAAAGAAACTGGTTGCTGAGTTCTTCCGCATGCGTGGCGCTCTGGCGGGCAAAAAAATGGATCGCAACACCGCCCGTCTGGAATATCGCCCGATGAGCGATGCCATTAAGCATGAGCGTGAAGTGCAGGGTAAAGAAATCAAGCCTTACCACTTCAGCAACGAAGCCGATTTGATTAACCGCATCGCGCTCGGTATGACGGCGGCAAAATTTCGTGTTTACCACGACCTCGACAAAAAAGAGAACATCCGTGACTACCTGACGCCGGAGCAGATCCACTGCGTAACTGAGTTGCAGCGGGCCAATACAGTTTTCATTGGCATGGGCTGGGACTTTGAGCAGCGCAAAGAGGCGCTAAAGGGTGTATTTGATCGCAATCATCGCCAGCCGCTGATTGAAGAACAGCACAGTTTAGCAGCGTAATGAGCGTCACTTCGACACACAGCCTAATCATCGGAACCCTGCCAGTCGGCGGGGTTTTTGCTTTTCGCACTCAGTGTAAGTGAAATATAACCATGTGCTTTCAGGGAGAGTTACTATGCAGATTCCTTTCAAAAGTTGTCTGGAGAGTGGCATGGAATTAACATTTAAGGATCTGAAAGAAAAACGCACTAAACTGGTCGAGGCGCAATGGAAGTTACAGGATAAACTTCAGGAGAAGGCGAGCGAACTACTACGAGAGTATTCAGGTTCTCTTGATCTTACATCTCGTGAGTGGACTGGTTCTGACGGAACAAGATGGCCTTATGTGGACATTGGTATTTGGGAGGAGGAGGGGAAGTTCTTTCCTGTCTTAATCCCCCAACTCAATATGGACAGCCGTTACCACTTGAATTTCGTGATTGCAACCACTCTTGATGATTCTCCGCTAACAGGTGGCTACAGGCAGGGCGTAAGCATCTCACTCTGGTATGAGAACTCATCATTTTATGCTGAAGTAGGCTCAGGAGACGACGTCTCCCGTTTTTCTGTCTCATCTCAGCTGGGTGGATTTTATCAGGTATGCAACGCTATTAAGGCGTTAATTAGCTCTTCTATGGATCGCGCCATGCCAGATATTCCAGCGAATTAATAAAGCATAAACATCTTTCAGGGCTATGCAAATGCATGGCCTTTTCTATATCCCGTTGTGAAATGTTCGTGAGGCATGGGTTGTCAGCCAAAGGATCACCGGGAGACACCCAGCACCACGCATCCATTATTGCATAGCAAAAAGGCTCACAACGGTGGAACTTTTAGCAGGGCGAAAAAAAGCCCGCATTGGGTTGCGGGCATAACAGAGAACAAATAGCTAATATTCAAGTTGTCTTTCATCAACTTGTCAGAAGAATTTAACCTTAAGAAAAATTGATGTAAAGACAATATTGATTTCTGGCTACGGGCTGCGCATTTGCGTGGCCTTTTTCGTATTCAGGCTCACGGGAATCATCCGCTACGTGCTTTGTTGATAAATCCAGCCCGTGAAGCCTGACCTTTTCATCACACACAGCGCCATCCGAAAAATCGGAGGTGAGGCTATGACCAGAATGAGCACCATTTACAGCAGACTTTCATATGGAACAGGAACCACGCTGACCGGCTGCGGTGTATCAGCGAAGGCATATGCCGAAACAGCTAAAACAGCAAAAGAGGTGTCCTGGATGTTGGCCGACAGAATTGCAGGGTTAAGCCTGAGCGACTGGGCAATTATTGTCGGTATCGCATGCACCGTTATCACCTGTGCAGTGAACTGGTATTTCCGCTGGAAAGAACGGGAGGATCGGCGCAATGGCTATGCCACCAAAGCTGAAGAATAAACTGAGTGCAGCGGTCGTTGGTTTAATTCTTGCGGGGGCTTCCGCGCCCGTGATTCTCGATCAGTTTCTGGATGAGAAAGAGGGTAACAGCCTGACGGCGTATCGTGACGGCGGCGGAATCTGGACCATTTGTCGTGGCGCCACGATGGTTGATGGCAAGCCAGTAGTTCAGGGCATGAAGCTGTCTGCTGAGAAATGCGATCAGGTAAACGCCATTGAGCGTGATAAGGCACTGGCGTGGGTTGACCGAAATATCAAAGTACCACTGACCGAACCACAGAAAGCCGGGATCGCGTCTTTCTGCCCATATAACATCGGCCCCGGAAAATGCTACCCGTCCACGTTCTATAAGCGCATCAATGCTGGCGACCGTAAAGGAGCCTGTGAAGCTATTCGCTGGTGGATTAAAGACGGTGGCCGCGACTGTCGTCTGACCAAAGGCCAGAAAAATGGCTGCTATGGCCAGGTAGAGCGACGAGACCAGGAAAGCGCGCTGACGTGCTGGGGGATAGACCAGTGAGTCTGCGCTATCAGTTCATTGCCATTTCGGTGCTGGTGGCCGTCGCATTTATCGCCGGGAACGAGTGGAGTAACTGCGGTTGGGAAAAAAGGTGGGCGGAACGTGATAGCGCGGAATCATCGCAAACAGCGAACGCACAAACAGCAGCCCGCATGATTGAACAAGGGCGCATAATTGCCCGTGATGAGGCCGTAAAAGATGCACAAGCGAAAGCCGCAAAATCTGCTGCCACTGCTGCTGGTTTGTCTGCCACTGTTAGCCAGCTGCGCGCCGAAGCAACAAAACTTGCCACCCGCCTGGACGCCGCAAAGCACACCGCAGATCTTGCCGCTGCCGTCAGAAGCAAAACAGCCGGAGCCGACGCCGCAGTGCTCGCCGACATGCTCGGACGCCTTGCAGAAGAAGCTCGATATTATGCTGGACGAGCTGACGAAAGCTACCGCGCTGGAATGACGTGTGAGCGGATTCATGACTCGGTGAGAGAGTCAAATAGCCAACAATGAGCTTCGCAATCAGCAGTCGCCAGATGAAAGAGAATAAGCATGTACTGGCTGTTGAGCATGAGTACATTATGCATCCACGTTTGCTAGTTGGATGACAGAAATTGGTTAATAATTGAACGGAATGCGGTATGATAAACCACATTCATTAAAAGGTCAGCCATCATGTCATTCTTCGATTACGCAATGCAGCGTGTTGGGCTTGTAGCCAATATGACTGTCACGTGTCCGATATGTGGACATAAATCTACTCAGTCGACCACGAAAGTACGTCAGCAACAGGTATTACTTTGCCCAAAGTGTAAATCGCTTTTTATCATTCACAGGTAGTCGGTCGCGATACAAATAACCCTAGGCCTCGCAATAGCGGGGCTTTTTAACAACTGAGGTATGCGCATGACAGTAGTTCTTACAGCTACGCAGATTGAAGACCTGGCAGCATTCGCGAAAGAAGATGGCCAGCCACAATACACTATCACTACCGGGACAATCCCTGAGTTCGAAGCTGATGATGGTGAGGTTATCCCCGAATATAAAGGACTACTCGCTTACTCAGATTCACTGGATCACGGTGTATTGCAGCTTGACGACTAACGGCATTACAGCAGGCATTCCATGAGTGTCTGCGATAATGCTTTATTATCATTGTTAACGACGGGGTAAAAATCATGAAAATTTTAGTTGAACACAACTCCAAAGTTATCTGGATGCGTGATAATGAAACATCTGAAGGTGTGGCCTGCAGGAGTTATATTAAGGACGGCGTACAGCAAAAGATTATTGCCGCCCTTGAGGATGCCTTAGCTCAGGCAAAGGGTGAGTTATTATGCTGGAATGACTCTGATGCTGTGAGTGACATTTCCTGAGCCACCACCTAAATCAATCGTAACGTTCCAGTATCCCATATGAGGCGCAACCAACCGGGCCGGAAGTCTCTCGAAGAAACCACCACCACCATGATGATGAAAACCCCGGTTATTTTTATAACTATTGAAGTTACTGTCGGTAGTGAGAAGGATGTTGCACTGGTGCGAGCAGTCAACAACAACGACATCACCTGCATTCAGGTGCATTCGTTTGTGAAGAAATTGCATAAGTCTCCTTATCAAGAGGCAATCAGCCACTCCTCTCAAGGCTGGTACGCCAACGTCCCACCGCTGACGGGCTGAGCCATTACCTTACCCAGACTCAACGATAAGTAACATCCTGATATTCAGACAGTAACTGTAATCGATAATGCTGAAGAATAGGCAGTAAATACAGGTGACTGATATGGCAACACTGAAGGATTTATCAAACCAGTTAAAGCAACTGCAAAAGCAAATCCCGTTTGCCACAGCTCAGGCGATGACAAAAGTTGTACGCCAGATTGAGTTGGCTCAGAAGACGGCATTCGAACGACATCTGGAGAGCCCCACGCCGTTTACCGTTAAATCAGTTGGTTCGGTGGCGGCAAGAAAGAACAATCTGACCGCAAAGGTTTTTGTCCGTGATACCGCTGCTGGTTATCTGGAACCATTCGAGTTTGGCGGAGAGCACAAGCTCAATAGCCAGGCTCTATTAAATCCCAAGAACGTTAAGCTAAACAAATACGGCAACATGCCGCGTAATAAGCTCTCACAGCTTAAAGCAAAGGAAAATGTATTCGTAGGTGAGGTTGATGGCGTTAACGCTGTCTGGCAGCGTAAGAAGCCGATGAAAGCTAAGAAGCGACGGGCCAAACGTTCCGCTAACGGGACGCGAAGACCGAAACGCAAACAGCGTTCTCCAAAGCTTTTGATCCGGTTTGGTGATGCGCTACCTGTGACTCCAGTGCTGGGGTATATGGATAGGGCCCGTACCATGGCGAACGCACTGCTACCGTCTGCTTTAAATCAGGCGATAGCAGAAGCCATCAGGACGGCAAAATAAAAGCAGTAACTTATAAGTTAATTTCGCAAGCTTTTATGAAGCTGTTTACTGCAGTTGTCGATCCAGAAACATTGGCTGACATGGAATGCTGGTTTCCGCCATCCTTTGTTTGCACACCAACTAACACTTTGGATTTCGCCCCCTGAAGCTGCTTAAGCACTGTTTTTAGTTGGTCCGCGTCATCCGATTGAATCTGGAGGCTCTGAACATTACGTCTTGAAAGGGTAGCATCGAGCTTCACTGCGGTATTCCCGTCGACCTTCATTATCAGGTCCATTGGTACCTCTGATAGTGATTCGGTGCTTTTATCCATTTCAACGTATGCCGCCGATAGCTTTTCTTTAGTGCAGTCAAACACAATGGCGCCATTGTCGGATGAAACCTCGCCAAGCATCATTGCTTTCTTACCGCCAGAGAAAAGGTCATCTTCAGTATTAGTTACCCACTGGGCATGAGCAATTGGTGATGCCAGCACTGCGGCTACGAAAGTTATTTTGATTATATTGTTACCCATTACATTCTCCTTGTATTGAATAGGAATAATCATAGTCGGAGCGAATGGTCGAAGCCATTAAAAAAATGGGTCCTTCCTGAGACTTTTGTAAGGCACGGGCATTGCGCGCCGCGGTGTTTTCCTAGCTACAACTTTCAGATTTGTGTCCCATGTCCCACCTCTGGCGATCATTACGGACACCTCGCCAGCTCTGGCTATTCCAGTTTATTCCAGTGGGACATTCTGGTGGGACATGGCAAAAATGTCCCAGGCGAATGTCCCACCCCAGAAAATGTCCCAGGTGATGTCCCATGACCACGATGAACCAGAGTCAGTACGCACAACATTCAGGGGTGGATCGCAAAACAATTGGTCGGTGGATTAAAGCCGGGCGCTTCATTGTGATGGACGGAGACCTGATTGACGTAGAGGCCAGCGATGCGGCATTGAAGAAAAACCGCGATGGCAAAGACCCGCGCGCCTCGAACGCGAAGAAAAAGAAAACTCCCGTCGTTAGCGATAACGATGATGACGGTGATGAAATCAATAAAACTGTCCGCCAGATAATGCTCACTGAAGGGGCAGATCTTTCGAGAGAGGAAGCGGGACGTATCCGCGAGAATTACATGGCCCTGCAGGCAAAGCTGCAGTATGAAAAAGACAGCGGCCAGCTTATTGAGCTGACAGCAGCCGAGGAGGTTTTATTCAACGCCTTTCGCCAACAGCGTGATGCCTGGCTTAACTGGCCGTCCAGGGTGGCGCCGCTAATGGCTGCTGATCTGGATGTACCGGCGGACAGGATGACAGAGGTGCTGATTGAACATGTCCACAAACACATATCAGTCCTCGGAGAGCCAGAGTTTAACCCGGCAGAAGATTGAGCGTCTTGAATTAAGCGTCCGCAAAGGCTGGACACCCCCGCCGCGTATCAGTGTGCCGCAGTGGGCAGATGACTATCGTAAGCTGGCAAAAGAGGCTGGGAGCACTTCGGGAAACTGGGAAACATCGACGGTAGAAATTGCCCGCGGACCGATGCTTGCCGCGACGGAGTCCGGGGTTCATATCATCACTGTAATGTGCTGTACCCAGTTGATGAAGACAGCACTGCTGGAAAACCTTTTTGGCTATTTTGCCCACCTCGATCCTTGTCCGATACTGCTGCTGCAGCCGAAAGAAGAAGCCGCTGAACAGTTTTCGAAAGAGCGTATTAGCCCGCTGGTAAGGGTGACGCCGGTACTGCGTAAAATCATCGGTGATTCGAAACAGAAAAGCTCGAAAGAAACCATTCTTTACAAGGCATTCACTGGCGGATTTCTGGCGCTGGCGGGTGCTGGTAGCCCTGATAACCTTGCGCGTCGTCCGATTCGTGTCCTGCTGGCGGATGAAGTGGACAAGTACCCGATAACCCGCGAAGGTGATCCAATTGCGCTGGCCGAAGAGCGTACAGCGACATTTGGCCTGACCTGGCTGTCTGTACGCGCCTGTTCGCCGACGGTGGAGGATGAGAGCCGCATTGCTGACAGCTACGCCGACTCCGATCAGCGCCGGGCATCTGTGGTTTGCCCGCACTGTGGCCACCGCCAGTTCCCCGACTTTTTCAAACACGTTCAGTGGCCGAAAGAGGGAGATAAACACCTGACTAAATCGGCGATGCTCTATTGCGAATGCTGTGGTAGTGGCTGGTCCGAAGGACAGCGCCTCAGAGCTCTGCACACTATTCGATGGCATCAGACGCGCCCATTTGAGTGCTGCGGGGAGCGGCACTCACCGCTGATGGATTATGACCTTGCCTGGCGGGCGGCAGACGAGGGCAGCGTTGAAAAGGTCTGGCAATGGTCAGAGTCGGAACGGCATGCGGTCTATCGCGCAATCTGCCCCTCCTGTGGAAAGGAGGCAGTCGATAACCACCACGCGGGGTACCAGGCATCCAAGCTTTTCAGCCCCTGGCAAAAAGATAAGCCGTCGGATATTGCGAAAAAATATATCGATGCGAAGGGCGACCCGGATAAGGAACAGGCGTGGTGGAATACCCAGATGGGGCTTCCGCACCGACCTAATCATGGGAAACAGCTCCCTGTTGATGTTCTGCTGGCGCGCCGGGAAATATTTCCGGCCGTCGTTCCGGACGGGGTGGCATTGTTAACAGCTGGAGTTGATACCCAGGACGATCGCTTCGAAATTACGATCACCGGCTGGGGGAGAGATGAAGAATCGTGGTCGGTCGCGCATGACGTTATTTATGGTGACCTTGAGACGGAAGAACCCTGGAAGCGACTGGATGCATACCTGAAACAGATCTGGCGACGTGGTGACGGGCGCGGCCTGAATATCATGGCAACGTGCATGGACTCCGGCGGCCACCATACGCAGAAGGTATACGAATTCGCCAAAGAGCGTCTTGGCCGTCGTGTCTGGGCAATTAAGGGGGAGTCTGCACAGGGAGGCAAACGCAATCCTGTCTGGCCGACCAAACGACCATCATCGAAAAGCAAAGCCAGTTTCCGCCCTGTCATTCTGGGGGTTAACTCAGCGAAAGACGTGATACGCGGTCGCCTGCATCTTGACCCACCCAAACCTGGCGCCGCCGCTGCGGGTTATATGCATTTTCCTGACGATCGCGATCTCGGGTACTTCAATCAGCTGCTGGCGGAGCGACTGGTTTACAAAGTCATTTCCGGGCAGCGGTACAGTATCTGGGAAGCAATACCAGGACGAGCTAACGAAGCGCTTGACTGCCTCGTTTACAGCTATGCCGCGCTGTGCGGTCTCAAACATATGGGGTTAAAACTCAACGTCCGGGCCGCCAACCTCGAAGCCGATCCGGATAAGTTCCTGCCAGCGCCAGTTGGACAGGAAGAAAAAATCAATTACGAGCTGCCGGGTGCGGTTATTGAAGAACCAGCGCCGGTCAAACGTAAGCGAATATCGCAACTCCTGCCGAAATAAGGAAAATCATGTTCAACCGGAACACCAGCCTGCTTGCCGGCGCAATGACTGACGATCAGCTCAGGGATGCGCTTGCGAAAGCTCAGCAGGCGTACATTGATTTAGCAACCGGGAGCCACGGTGTTTCGTTTTCCTATACGCAGGGAGACGGGACGCGATTAGTGTCCTATCAGCAAAGCACCCTGGCTGATCTGCTGGCCCTGATTCAACTTCTGCAGGCGCAACTGGGGATTATCTCTCGTCCCCGGAAACCAGCGAGGTTTAGATTCTGATGAATAAAGTACAGATACTGGGCTCTGATGGGCAGCCGTTGCGACAGCAGCGTCCCTCTATGCTGGTGGGGGGGAGCCGCGTACCTTATGACGCAGCTGACTCTTTCAGCGATCAACTGGCGAACTGGCAACCCGCGCTGTGGTCCCCGGACAATGAAATTAACATTTACCGGGATCGCATCGTGTCCCGCGCACGCGATCTGGTCCGTAATGACGGCTGGGCAAACGGTGCGGTCACACGTCTGCTGGATAATGCGGTTGGTGCCAACTTCCGCCCCATCATGAAACCCGATTACCGTGTTCTCAGAATGATCACCGGAAACAAGGCGTTTGATGCGTCCTGGGCGGAAGAGTACGGAAAAGCACTGGACGGGCACTGGCGGACCTGGAGTAACGATCCTGGCCGGTATTGTGATGTTGAACGAAAACTCACCGTGTCGCAGATGTTACGCCTGGGATTTCGTCACAAGCTTATTGACGGGGATGCTCTGGCCATTCTCCAGTACAGAACTGACAGGCTTGGTCCCGGAAGAGGGCGTTACGCCACCACGGTACAGATTGTCGATCCTGACCGCCTCAGTAATCCTCAGCAGAATTTCGATATGCCAAATGTCCGTGGTGGCGTTGAAATTGATGCGGACGGTGCGCCGGTTGCTTACCACATCAGGGAGGCCCATATCGGTGACTGGTGGAGCGGGGCTAAAACCATGACGTGGCAGCGTATCCCGCGTGAAACTGACTGGGGCCGCCCGCATGTGGTTCACGATTTTGATCATGAGCGTGGCGCGCAGCACCGCGGTAACGGCATCCTGACTCCGGTTATTCAGCGTCTGAAAATGCTGGTGAAGTATGACCAGAGTGAGCTTGAGGCAGCAATTCTTAATGCCATATTCGCCGCTTACATTGAGTCACCCTATGACCCTGCGATGGTTCAGTCTGCCCTGGGCGAGACCTATGACGAGTCGGAGTTAGGCACTTATCAGGACGGGCGTGTTGAGTTCCATAACGATCGGCGTCTGACACTTCAGAATGGTGCCCGAATGCCCATTCTTTATCCTGGTGAGAAAATCACGACGGTTAACGCGGCGCGGCCCTACAGCAATTTTGAAGTCTTCGAATCTGCTGTTCTCCGTAATTTTTCTTCAGGAACAGGGTTGTCCCCACAGCAGGTCACCCAGGACTGGTCTGACGTTAACTACAGTTCTGCACGCTCCTCGTTGCTGGAGGCATGGAAAACACTGACTCGCCGCCGGGACGATTTTTCTACCGGCTTCGCTCAGCCCATTCTCACCGCCTTTGTTGAAGAAGTTCACGACAATGAGGATTTACCCCTGCCCGCAGGCGCACCTGATTTTGTTGACGCCAGAGCCGCGTATTCTCGCGCGCGCTGGATGGGGCCAGGGCGCGGCTGGGTGGATCCGGTTGCAGAGAAAAAAGGCGCCATTCTTGGTCTGGATGCCGGACTTTCCACCCTCGAGATTGAGGTGGGTGAAAACGTCGGTGAAGACTGGGAAGAAGTGCTTGATCAGCGCCAGAGAGAAATTGAGTCATGTCTTAAACGCGGATTACCGCTTCCGAGCTGGGCACAGGCTGACCAGTTTGCGAGCCAGACCATTACCGATCCGGAGGAAAAGTGAATCTACCCCATCTGGCCCAGCGATTATTTAACACCCCGCTGGCGCTGCACCCGAGTAAAGCCGAAGTCATCATGGCATCCGTAATGGACCGATTTGGTATCAGTAAAATCGAATCTTCTCTTGCCATGGAGGATGACTGGTACGGATATGACGATAACCGGGGACGTGAATCCCGTAGTGATCCGGGTTATGACAATGTGTTGGGTGTCGCCGTCATCCCGATATGCGGAACGCTGGTGCAAAAACTGGGCAGTCTGCGTCCGTACAGTGGAATGACAGGGTATGACGGCATTCGTCAGGCGTTTCTTACTGCGATGGAAGATCCCGACATTTCGGGCATTTGCCTGGATATCGACTCACCCGGCGGCGAGGTCGCTGGATGCTTCGATCTGGTTGATGTCATTTACGGCTCCCGGGGGAAAAAGCCTATCCATGCCATTCTGACGGAAAGCGCTTATTCCGCTGCGTATGCCATTGCCAGTGCAGCGGACCGGATTTCTGTTCCGCGCACCGGCGGAGTGGGTTCTGTGGGTGTGATCACCATGCACCTTGACTGGACGCAGCGGATTAAAGATGACGGTCTTAAAGTTACGATCATCACCTATGGATCCCGCAAGGCTGAAGGTTCGCCGCTGAGAGAGTTGTCAGATGAAGCGCTGGCCGCCATCCAGCAGGACATTAACACCATGGGCGAATTGTTTGTGAACACTGTTGCCAGAAACCGGGGGATTAGCGCAAAGGTTATAAAAAGTACCCAGGCCGCCTGTTTTATGGCTGCTGATGGCGTTGAAATTGGACTGGCTGATGAGGTGTGTCCTCCTGACGCTGCGTTCAAAAACTTACTTGAAAAAACAGGAGCCTGAAATGGCAAAGAAAAAGACGTTTAGTTTTGCTCACCTCATTGGTCTTGGCCCTTCCGCTTCTGAGGAAGAAGAGGATAAAAAAGCCAAAAAAGCGAAAGCCCGTCGCGTGGAAGAGGACGAGCGCGAAGATGATGCCGATGATGATGAGCGCGACGACGACGCGGAAGAAGACGAACGCGACGATGATGCTGAAGATGACGGCGATGATCCGGATGCGTCAGAAGATGATGATTCTGAAGACGACGGCGACGACGATCGCAAAGAGAGTAAGGCGGTAAAAAATGCACGCGCTGCTGAGCGTAAACGCTGCGCCCGTATTTTCGGCAGTAAGCATGCAGCTGCGAATCCTTCACTGGCCGCGTCACTGGCTTTCAATACCGGGATGAGTTCTGCGGCAGCAATTAATGTCCTAGCCTCTTCGGCTCCGGCCGCAGCCGCATCTCAGCCATCCCGTAAACGCTCTCTCGATCAGCGTATGCAGGAAAGCCACCAGGTCCGGCTTAATCCGGATAGCGGACAGAAAGAGACCGGAAAGTCTGCGCTGGTAAGTAAAATGACCGACCTCTACAACTCCACAAGAGGAGAGAAATAATGGATCAGTTTGGTCAGAATGCGTTTGCGCCTGGCATGAAGAGCGCGCTGTTTGTTCCGGATCAGCTTGTCGCTGGCACGCTCCAGCTGGTGACTGACACCGGGATCATTACGGGCGGTGCCTTTAAGCGTGGTACTGTCCTGGGCCTGGTGGCTGCCAGCGGGAAATACACGCAATGTGTGAAAACGGCTGAAGATGGCAGCCAGTTACCCGTTGCTATTCTGGTTGATGATGTTGATGCATCGTCTTCCGATCAGAACGGCGGCCTGTATCTGATGGGGGAATTCAACCAGCACCGAATTATTTTTGATAACTCCTGGACGACCGCTGACCTGAAAAAAGCGCTCCGACCGCTGGCTATCTTCCTGAAAGACAGTGACCAGGCACCTGTAACCACCTCCTGATTTCCCCCACGGCTCTCCTGACGAATGCTTTAACCGGCAGGGGCTGGCTCGTTTAAATTTTTTGCCAGCTGCGGCTGGCACTATCAAGAGACTGAATATGGAAAATATTTTTGATACCAGCGTGCTGGTGCAGGTTGTTCCTAACCTGAAAACCAGTCAGAACTGGCTGCTCGATCGCTTCTTCCCGAATGTCGTGACTTACGAGACTGAAGAAGTGGCGATTGATGTTGATGTCGGCCTGCGTCGTATGGCGCCGTTCGTCTCCCCGCTGGTGGAAGGTAAGCTGGTCGAATCCCGTAAATACCAGACCAATACCTTCAAACCGGCATACATCAAAGATAAGCGCGCGCCGGACCTGCGCAAACCTATCCGCCGCCAGATTGGTGAGCGTATTGGCGGGGAATATACCGCTGCCGAGCGCGAAATGCTGAACCTTCAGTTTGAAATGACTGACCAGATTGACATGATCAACCGTCGTCTGGAATGGATGGCGGCGAGTGCGCTGGTGTCTGGGACCGTAACCGTCGCCGGGGAGGGCTATGAAACTAAGGTGGTGGATTTCGGGCGTGCTTCGGATCTGACCATCACTCTTAGCGGCTCGGATAAATGGCCACTGACCGTTGCAGCTGGCGCTACCAATACCCAGCCATCAGATGACATTGAAATCTGGCAGACTACTTTCCTGAAAGAGTCCGGCTCTGTCGCCACGGATCTGGTCTTTACGAATAAGTCATGGCGTGCATTCCGACTGGATACCACCATCAAGGATAACGCCATTACATTCCCGGCGCTGAGCCCGTTTGGTAACCAGATTAACGCCGGCCCACAGGTAATGAAGGGCGCAATTTATAAAGGGCGCTGGGGTAACTTTGACCTCTGGTTATATAACGACTGGTTTATT